ACTCCAAATCTGAATGCGTGCGTCATCTTTCAAGTAAGGTGCCGAGTGCATCAAGGCGCCGTAAAGATAAGCATCGGGGTAATACGTCAACAGCCAGTTGGTCGTGTTGCTGTCAGACAGCGCACTCAAGCGCTTGTAGTAATACAGCTCAGCGTCATACGTGCTGTCTGGAACTGGAAACACCTCAAGCTCGCCAGCAGTGACAGCGTAAAAACGCGGCATACCGCCGGTGTTGCCGTTGTTATACTTGCGGTCAAGCAGCTCAGCCTGACTAATCAGCTCAAGCGGCTGCGTGTTGTTTGACGTAATGTAAAACCGGATCGGCTCAAGAAAGTCAGCAGGAACTGCCGAGTATTGCGTGTCAATCTCCGCAGTTGATCGACCCTCCATGCGCCAATGGCGAATGAGGCGGTTAAGGTCAGTTTCTGCAAGCGCAATAAAGGTATCCACGACGCTGGTTAAGTCGTCGCGGTCAAGAAAGTCAGCAATGGCCGACTTTAGTTCTGCATATGTCGATATGGCCATTACTTACGAGCCTTCGCCAAGCACTTACCCGCCGCTTTACATTTGGCAGGGGTGGGGCAGCCCTTACAGGGCTTAAACGCAGGCTTTTTCATCGGCTTCTTCATTTCTTCCGACCTTTCTTGGCTTTGCCAGCCTTGCTCAACGCAATGGCCACGGCTTGTTTCTGCGGCTTACCAGCCTTCATCTCTGTGCGGATATTAGCAGAGATAACCTTCTTTGACGATCCTTTGCGTAGGGGCATTATTGCAGCTCCATTGGGTAGAAGCTGGTGCCGATGCGGCCCAACTCATGCGACGGGTTCAGGATGCCGGTGTATCCACGCTGCTTGGCAATCTGCATCATGTAAGATGTCATCATGCTGTCGATCGCGCCTTCCGGGATGTATTCACCAGAGGCAATGCGCTGATCTATAATCTGACGCGCCAGGCTCGATACATCCTCTGGGAAACCTGAGCCGATGTTAATCATTTCACCACTTGGCAGCGCCACGTCATGCCGGACTGGGCCTACGCCGCGCTCAGGCACGTAGCCGCCTGGCTGGCCAACATCGATGCCAAAATAGGTTTGCGCCGGGTAAGGCTCAGGCAGCGCGCGCTCAGTCCCACGCATTTCTGGGTTGCTGAACTGCATGCGCGGATCAAGAATACCGCGCGGCTCCTTCGAAAAATGCGTTGCTGCCAAAGGTTCTCCAGGCTGCAAACGCAAGTTTGGCACCTGCATTGGGATCTCAGCCGACTTGATTTTCTGCGCCATTGGCGCCAGGCTTTCCGGGCCGCTACGCTGAATGGCTTGGATCATCTTGTCTACTGTCGGGTTAGTGCCGCCAACGTCGCCCTTCATCTTGAAGTTTTGCTTTGTCCGCTCCATCGCCGCCGCGCGCACTGCTGGGCTTTCAGACAATGCTGCCACGGCTGCCGGATCTGCCTCACCTATGTTTTCAAGGTATCTGGCAATTGCTTCCGCGCCTCCGCGTTCCCAGGCACCCTCGTAGCCTGGGTAGCCACCTCCAACCCTAGTAGACACAGGCGTCTTTCCGGTTGCCTTTTTTAACGCCTTGCGAGCCTTCCGGCTTACGTCAACCGACCCACCAGAGAAATTTCGCAAGATGTAGCCATCACCAACGTCAACGACATCCGTGACGCCAAAATCTTTGCCAGCCTCCATGATCTTTTCAATCTCTTGAAGGTTGCCAGCATTTTCACCGTGCGGAATAAATATCGCAGGCTCATCTCCACCTTTCAGCGTCGTCCACGGCGTGCCACCTTGGACGTCAAGCAGTCCGCGCAGGCTTTCCGTAGCCGTAAGTTGCTCCGGGGTAATGTCTGGCGATCTGGCGATCATGTTGGGGTTATACTCAAGGCCAGCAGGGCCTTGGTAGACGCCTTGCCCACGCAGCGTCGGCAAAGTCTTGGCGCCGACAGTCTCAAACAAAATGTCGCCGCCAGTTTCCGGATTGACCCACGATCGAGCCTCCGTGAACGCCCTTGCGTCATCTGGCGATATGCCGAGCAGACCTGGCATGTGTGGCGCCGCAGAAACGCCCGGCTGGCGCTCGCTAACCAAACGACCGACGCCAGCGTAAGGGATGGCCTCAGCCGTGCCATACGTCATGCGTGGCAGGCGTGCCTCACGCACGGTGTTGGGTAGATCACCGATGGCGCGGGCGCCGCGGATGCTTGTGCGAGTAAATGGGGCAAGTGTAGCTGCTGCATCCAATCCAGCCAAGCCAATCAAACCAAGATTGCCAGCCAAGGCGCCGTAATCACCCTCAGCCCAGTTATCGTTAAGATCTCTGGCCGCCATCTCGGCGTCTTTAATTGCCAAAGCCGTGCCAATGCCGGGCGAATAATCTGCCAAGGTAGTTGCGGCAGTCGCCATGCGCGGGTTGTCAGTGCGGCGCAAGATCTCGTTAAAAATGCCAGCACGCCAGGCGTTGTCAGTGTTGGATATATCCATCGCCGCCTGCAGCTCTTCAGGCGTGTATTCGTATGGCCGGTTATGCACGGCGCGGCCGGTGAACGGATCTAGCTCAGTCTCGACGCGGGTGCGCCAGGCCGCACCAGACCCATCGCCGAGAAGCATGTCGTAAGCTGCGCGGAGGCGCTCTTCCTCAGTCATCGGTATTGCGCCTCAATGCTTTTCAAATACTGGATCATTTCATCTTCCGGCGACATCGGCGCCGCTTCTGCCTGGCTGCCCTGCAACATACCGGCGCCAGCGGCAGCAACCGGTGGAATGGCAAGTAAACCGCGGTTTACGATGAAATCCTCAATAACCTGCTCGCGCGTCATGCCTGTTTTCTTAGCGCGACGATCGGCTCGATCTCGGAAAACATCCATGAAGATCTTTTGCGACCCCTCATCAACGCCAGTGCGATCTGCCGCGCCCATCCACAAAGCAGCTTGAACCTGGGCAGGCGTTAAGCCACGCTCGTTGCCGATCTCTGCGATAAAGTTTTCAAACGCACCGTATTCGTTGTCGTTTGGCTTAGATGACCAAACGGTTGGGTAGTCAGAGATTTCACCAATTGAAACATCGCCAGATTTAACAGCCTTTTTAGGCGAAAACACAAACTGCTGCTTGCCGTTCACGTCGCGTGTCTTGATATACTTTGACGCTTTCGGATTGCTTTTAGTTAAGGCGTTAACAAAATCAGCAGACACGTCAGCCGTGTTTTCAAGCCAATCAGGATGCTGCGATGCCATGGCCATGTAGCGCGTAAAATGAAGGTCAGCGGCAATGTTGCGCTGGTTGCCTACCAAGCTGTTTGTGAAACCTTTTGGCTTCGGGTTGTCTGTCCACGACCCTTGCGCAGGCGAAACCCCAGGCTCTGGGGCGCCAGACCAAGCGCCCTGCTGCTGGCGAGCCGCAATCAGCTCTTGCAAACCTTGCGTTTTATGGCCGTATCCTTTTTCGCGGGTTTTGCCGTATGGGATGGCATCAGCCAAACCCTCCACACTCAATAGCCCCTGCGCATACTCAGGATCGGTAGCCAGGCGGCGACGAATAGCCGAAGCGTTGCCAATGTTTGGGTCAACTTTAGAACCAGGCGATGCGGCGCCCATAAGATCCATAAATTGGCGCCACTCAAGGTCGCCCTGCTCCTGGCCGAGGTAGTGAGTAAACCAATCACGCAGCTCTTCGGTGTTATACCAGTCAGCGCCGCCGAGCTGCAGGCCACGATCAATGTCAGCCATCATATTGGCGCGCACAGGGTTGTCAGGCGATCGCAAAGCCTCCAACGAGCGCGCCACACGCTCGCTAGGCTTTTTCGGGTTGTAGCGCATAAACGTCAAATTGCTGCGATCAGGCGCGGCGCCCTTGTAGCGAGGATCTGTCATGGATGGCCCAGCAACCGTCGCCGGTGGCGCCTTACCATCACCACGCATGATAAAATTCAAAACGTCATCGCCGACATCAGATCCCAGCGCGACAAGACCCTTGGCAGTTTTTGACAAAGCGCTCATCAGATCAATACCCCCTTGCCGAAAGTCGCGGAACGTAGAACCTTACAGGCTGGCTTGTTGCTGGCGCCGTTACTAATGGCGCAGGCGCGCTTTCAGCAATATAGTCACGAGTGCCAACCTGATTTTCAATCATCGCCTGATTGCTGCGATCAGTATTAATGCTGCGCGCCATAAAGTTGCTCACATCTGTCGGGTTCCAGCCACGGTCAATCAAACTTTGCGCTTGCTCTTGGCGGCTGGCAAACGGATTGATCGAAAGCCCCATTTGAATATCGTTTACAGTGCGGCCCAAGAAGCTGCGGTCATCGGTCGGACGAGCCTGCGGACGGCTTGTC